TCTCAGTAATTTCATAAGTAAGTTTATAACTTTTACCAATAGTTAAAACAGAAGGTTGTGATACCGAACCTGCAGTAGGGGTATGTGTTATTTTTGCTCCTAAAGCTGTTAAAGTTGCACCGCTTGTAAAAGTCCAATCTTGTCCGACCTCTTTAACGCTTACGTTGTCTATTGTTATAGAGCCAGCACTATTACTAAAATTAAAATAAAATGTAGTTAAATTTGTATTAAAAAAATAAGTGTGTACTCCAATAGTTGAAGGCACTCCTACATACGCAGCACTTCCAGAATTAGTTGTATAAACTTTTAAATCTGATGTCCCTACTTTTTCGGTTATTTCGTATTGCAATTTCCATTGAGAAGACGTTGGAGACGTTACGTTTGATTGATTTATTCTTCTATTACCACTCCCCCCAGTTATTGTAACACTATTATTTGAGAACGTTGCTGCATTGTCTGGATTAAACCAATCCGTACTTCCATTACTAAAATCTCCGTTTGTAATCTGCTCCGAACCCTCTTGAGAGAAATCTCCGTTAGAAACTAAGTTACTGCTAAGGATTTGCACGTCTTCAATTAAACCTTGTGAGTTTACTCTTGTTGCACTAGAATTTCTAGTGAAATCGAAATCAGCGTCTATTGCTTCTTTAACTGAAATGTTGTCTATAAACATAGTTCCATTAGAACCTAATCTTGGTCTAATTCTAAGATTTGTTTGTGTAGCGGTTGTGTAAAATGTATTAACTCCTTGAGGAGCATTTAACGTAGGATAATTTCCCCCAGTAATAATTAATGCTCCGCTTGTAGCAGTACCTAAAGTAAAAGCATAAGTAACTTTGTATGTTTTTCCTATAATAGCAGTAACAGTTTGTTCAGCAGTAGCACCACTATTGCCGTCTATTTTTAACCTATCATTATCAACAGATATTGTTCCATTTGCTACACTCCAATCATTTGTACCATTACTAAAATCTCCGTTTGTTACAAGCTCTTCGCCTAGAACTATTGAAGGTTTAACGCTTAGTATTTTCCCATTATCGTAAGCCGTTGGAGTCGTTACTATACTCGCTTTTTCTAATAAGTTACTCATTATTCACAGTTTTCTAAGGCGGTTAATATTTCGTTTGTTCCAGTCGCATTTTCGTAATACGTTGCTCTGGCTTGTAAAGTCGTTAAAAGGTTAGGCACTGCACTTGTTACTGACAAGTCAAAGTATATGCCACCCCAACCAAATTGTACTGGTAATCCCCACCAAGTTGTTTTATATATTTCTCCGTATCCCATTATGTTGTTAATTTTATTATTTCTTCATCTGTTAAAGCGTTCCCAAAAACTTGTGAATTGTAAATCTCACCTTCAAAATTTAAGTAGTCATCATTACCTTGAAATTGAAATATATTTAATTCACTAAATAATCTATTAGTGTCTAAATAACTATTTAAAAGTTGTCCGTTTGCAAAAAGCTTATAGCTTCCGCTATCCCATTTAACCGCTACTTTAAGCCTTCCGCCATTGTGCGTAAAATTATAATTAACTATTGGAGAACTAGGAAACTCATTTATAAAAAACTGTAAAACGTTTGAAGTTTTAAATGCGAATTGTATTAAATTGAATGTCCCACCTCGTAAACTTATTACGTTACCAAGTGTATCACTAGAAGCAACCGCAAAAGGTTTAACGTCTAAAAAAACCACTCCTTTATTTTTGTTAAAATCTGTTTCAGCTTTAACCTTACGCTCCAATTCTCTTGTAACGGTACTGCCTTCCGTTTTAATGTAGCTGCTTAAATAGTTACCTTCTTCAAGTTGTGCTCCCCAGAAATAATTGTAATCGCCTTTAGTGACAGTAAGATTTCCATTTGATGTTGTTCCGTAAATATAAGGTCTTACAGTTGTGTTTCCAGAAGTTTCACAAGTGATGGATATTCTATACCACCCATTTGTAAAAGATTCAATACTGTTATCTATTAACGTTATTTCGCTTCCAGTTGTTTGAGGGGTGAAAGATGTTCCTTTTCCTAAATCAAAAAATATACTTGAATAATCTGTTTCAGCGTCATTAAACAAGGCTAAGTTGCAATATGTAGCATTTCCTTTTTTAGCAAAAACTGATAAAACAATAGTTGAACCGCTTGTAATTGAAGCAGACCCCCTAACTCTCATTCCAAGAACGCTAGACGAATTACATTCTAATTTGTCAGCGGTTTCAGTTCCTTCTGGTGAAACGTCTTCGTTTGCTGTTACAGTTGTTCTTGTTTTTAGCCATAAAGCATTATCAAATTCTTCGCTTCTTAATTGTCTGTTTGTTCTACTTCCTTCCATTAAAAGGCTAGGACAATCACCACTCCAATTCAAGCGTGGGTTATTTGAGCCTACAATTGTTTCAATTAAACCGTTTTCTTTTACTCTAGTTGCATCGCCAATCCTAAAAAAATCAAAATCTCCATCACCATCAACTGGTAAAACAGAATAAACTTTGCCGTTTTTATATCCGCTTGGTATTAATGCTAATATTGGCTTTTCCATTATCTCTCTATTATTATTGAAGTAGTAGCACAGTACCACCATTCACCGTTTACTTGTAGTCTTAACGTTACTGTTTCCCCTTTATTTATTCCTATTGACCTTCCAAAATCTAAAACTACTGATTCCCTTACGTTGTTTCCGTAAGTATCTGTTTCACTACCTTTTAAAACACCATCTACATATACACTTAAAGTCAAAGAGCTTCCACTAGGAAACTGGCTAGAACTATAAGGCATTGACGATATAATAAATTGACTAAAATAACCATTAAACGGCACTGGAATACCACCATAAGAGAACGGAAACGTTGTACTAGAACCATTATCATAAAGCGTGTAGGTATTAACACCACTGATATAATGTCTCCAAGTCACAGATATTTTTTCAGTCGTTAAACCTCTGCTTGTGTATTCTACCGACTTCGCTCTTATAAGGTTATTTGTAGAAATCATTTATTTTTGTATTTCAATTTCATTTCATTATAAAACTGTTTAGCGTATTCTTCGTTTGCTTTAAGTCCTATATATTTTTTTAAACGCTTAACGTTTATTTCTTTGACTTTGTACTTCATAAAACCCAGCTGTTATAAACTGTGTCTGAGTCTGGACTTATATCCGAACCTGAGTTGCTTGTATATTCAGGAAATTTTGAACTATTATCGCAAAGGTAATCAACTAATCTAGTCGAATAATAACGAGCGTATTCTCTAGCTTTACCGACTAAATAATCAACTTCATTTTTATTAACGTTTTCAGCAGTTTCGCTTGAATGCTTAAAAACTCCGCCATTCTTAATTTGATATGCCGCAAATGGAATATAATTAACTTGAGCGAACCATATAAGGGTTGGCTGTATATAATCGCTTACAAGGGTTAAATAGTCCCCAGATAAAGTACTGTTTTCAATGTCCGTACTTATTCGGTTGTATAAATCAGTTCCTAGTAAGTTTTGTATGTCAATTTCTTGACCTAGTTTTATAAACTGTATAAACTTGTCAGTATCAACATTCCCATCTAAGATAGAATTTCTTACTAAGTCAGTTCTTGATATAAATAATGCTGTTGCCATTTAGTTTTTGAATTTCATTTTGTTCCAATATTCGGCTGTATAACCTTTATACTTCATATCCTTTGGTGCTACTGGTACTTTCTGTGCGTTCTTAGGCATTTTAAAACCTTTACTTTTAGCTTGACCGCTTGTTATTTGGCTTTTTTTACCTTCTTTAATTTGATAGGTCTTTCTGAACCACTTATGATTGCATCTAGCACCGCCTTTATATAACCATATAGAGTATGTATCTGAGCCACCTTTGCCAAAACCAGCGTTTACAGATTTTTTACCCATTGCCACAATATCTTCTTTGCGATATACTTTTTTAGCTCCTATCATTTTAGAACAAAACTGTCTGCTGTTTGACCCAGCTTTTTCAGGTGCATAAGAATAACGTACTAAAAACTCAACACCCTTTTGACTATCTTGTTTTGATTTGCCATCTTGTTTGCTTTTTGCGTTTGGTTTAGCTGTTCCTGTGCTTACGAAATTCCATATTTTAGACAACGTTGTTTCATCTTCTTCTGGCTCAGTGTTTAAGTCTGTTATAACCTCATCCAATTCATCGTTCAACTCATAATCAACTTCGCTTTCATCTACTAAATCATACCCTTCCAGTAGTTCTTCTTCGCTCTCTCCTAAGTCGATTAATTCATCAGCAATATCACTACCCAATTCATCAGGTAAATCTTGACTAAGTTTAACCCCAGTTTCTTCTTCTCTAGTTTCTGCGTCCTCAACGTTTTCTAAGTCTGTAAATTCTAACGGTTGAAGCGTTTTAAAGTACAATTTAAGGCTCATTTGATTAAATGCTAGTATAGAATCAAAAGCATCTATTAAAAGCGTCTGAAATGGTCTTATAACGGTGTTATCCATTAAGGTACTAGCTGTAATTAATTCTTGTGCATTATTACCAAGTCCGCTATTATCTTTAATACCTAAAAGCATAGGTGAAACCACTCTGTGTGCTACCATTACTTTTTTAGAACTTTCATCACTTAAAAATTGATATTGTTGATGTGCTTCACTTAATTGTATTGGCTCAATCGTTGCTGCACTTTCTGGATTGTCGTTAAATGCTAAAATAAATTTGCCTGCATTACTTGAACCGCTAAACTTAGAGTATATACGATTTTCTAAGGCTTGACGTTCTTCAGCGTTTGGTGTACCATTGTTAAAATTGATTAACATTGAAGGAGCTAATCCGTTCAGGATATTATTTAAATGATAGTTCGAGATTTCCTGTTCGAGCTCAGCATA